AGTTTCTTGAGGCGGGCCACCCTCGACCCCTTGCCGCTGGCAACTGCCTTCTGGGCCTTCTGGACTGCGTCTCGGGTTGCAAGCACAGCAGCCCGCCACTCTGCCACGCCAGTCATGCCATCGAGTTGCTGGTGCAGGGCATCGACATTCTTGTCGGCAGCGAGCGCAGTCCCGACCGCCTGAGTCTGATCGTCCGACAGGTAGTCGGCTCGGGGGCCACGCTCTTCGAACGGGATCGCCGTGTCGTTGCCCTTGAGGAACAGGGGCAGTTCGTGGATCAGTTCCTCGTCCGTGATCTTTTCAAGGACAGCCTGATCGACGCCCTTTTTGTGGATGAGGTAGTGACGTGCGGCAGCCAGCCGCTTCTTCAGCGGAAGCCCGCCGCCCACGACACGCCGGGACGCAGCCTCTCGGGCCAGCGTCTGGGTCGCCATCGTGTCGTCCAGCATCGTCGGCTTTGGAGTGTTGGTCGTGAACTCCACGCTTCGGGTGCCCGGAGTAAGGGCGGGCTTCTGAGGGACAGGGGATGCCGCCCGGAACAGCCGATTCTTCTCGCCCAGAACCCATTCATTTCCCTGCACCAACTCATCCTGATCGAGGATGGCGGTCCGAAGCAGGGATGATGCCGACTCTCGGTCGTGGTGAGCCTGAATGGCCTCCGACATCTGCTGGCGAATCTTGATGCTCGCCGGGTCGTCGGGGCTCGCATTCATCTGGTCGAACTGCGACTTCAGGGCAGCGTCGATGAGTTGCGCTTCTTCGGCGTTCCCGGCCGACAGGGCGACGTTCCGCTGCATGATGAGGTCATGCACAGCGTTGACAGGTCGGCTGGCCTCCGCAATCCGGTTTGGTTCGAAGTTCCCGTTGTCCAGCATGCGAGACAGGTATCTGCCCGTGTCCAGCGGCAGTGCAGCGAGGGCGGCTTTCTTCTGATCGTCGGACAGTTGGTTGAACCGAGACGCCATAGCCTCCCAGTCCCCCTCCGGGAGCGACTCTCCAGCCAGTTCCCTTGCCGCCTTCAAGTCGGCGGTGACGGCAGCAGGGTCGGCCTGCCGCCGAACCGGCGCGGCGGCGGCTTCTCTGGCCTGAGCGGCACCACCGATCTGCTCGGCTGCACGCTGGTGGTCGCTGACCCCAGCCATCTGGTCCAGAACAGCCATCCGGGCCTTAGCGGTGGCAGGGTCCGGACTGACTGCCTTCAGGAAGTCGGGGTCATAGGTGCCGTCGGCGTTCCGGAACTTCTTTGCCGCACGGTGCAGTTGCCGGATGGACGTGGAACTGACGGCGGTGGTGTCGTCCGGAGCGGTGGCAGAGAAGATGCTGCCAGCGAGTTCCTTGTCCAGTTCGGGCTTCTTCTTGTTGCCGGGAGTCAGGTTCGCCAGACCGCCCGCACTCGGGATGTCATCTTCCTCGACCTGCGTGGCTGAGTTGGCAAGGTCGTCGTCCGGACTGTCCGCCATCTCCATCCGGCCGATGGGGTTCCCGTTCACGTCCACAACCACGCCGTCCGGATAGACGAATGCCTCGTCTCCGTACCGACGCAAGACGATGGACGAATCGCCAGCGTCTACGATTTTCCTCCCCTGCGTGACGATGCTGCGGGCCGGGACTTCCTGACCGGGCTGGAGAGGGATGAACACCTCGCTCTGGCCCTTCGCCATCTCGTCCAGCGGCGACGGGGCGGGACGCTGCTGGAGCGCCGCCATCTCACCGACGGTCAGTTCCTCGCCACGCTCGGCAGCCCGCTGGATGTCAGGGATGCTGCGAGTTCGCTGCTTCGCCTTCTTGGCGAGTTCGGCAAGCGTGGTCGGGGAGACGGCACCAGACGATGCAGCCCGGCGACCGGCGTCTGCGGCGTTGAGTGCCTGCCGTGCTGGATTGCTCACTTCTTGCCCTTCTTCTTGGGTGGGAAGGGCGGCTTCTTGCCGTCCTCTTCTTCGTCGTCCATGTCGTTGTCCGGCTCCGTCTCATTCGGATCGCTCTCGTCCGCCAACTCGGGCGGCAGTTCTTCGTCGGTCTCCACAGGGACACCAGCGGACTTGCCGCTCGTCTCCTCGTGCAGGTCAGACAGTGCCTCCCGCTCATCGTCCGCCTCCTCCGATTCCTTCTCGGTGCGAGGCTTGCCGTTTTTCATCAGCAGCGACTTGATGAGTTTGCGGAGGGCCTTCGGGGGAAGGTCTTCAAGGTCGAGGTCGCCAGCGTCCATGCCTGTCTCCTTATCGGAAGAGTCCACTGAGAAGCGGTGAGTAGTCGGGCTGCATCTGGTCGAGGCCGAACTGTCCGCGACGGCGTGCTTCGTAGATGTCCTGCCTGTTCCCCATGCGGGACAGGTTTGCCATCGCCTTCGTGTTGCGGAGCCCCTCCAGCAGACCGCCGTAGGTCAGTTGCTCGTTCTGAAGGTTCTGCTCGTATGCCCTCTGGGCGTTGGCGTCCGCGAGGCCCGCCATCATCCCGGCCTTGTCGGCGGCGTTGTTTCCGTCAGCGACTGCACCGGCCTCCGCGATGTCGCCCATGTACTGCTGGCCCTTGCCGCGAGACATGCCAGCACGGTCGAGGTCCGAGACAGCCATCCGGGCCGTGCCGATGCCAGCCGCACGCTGGTTGTTCTGCATGGACTGCAAGGCGTTGTCGTTCACCATCAACTGACGCTGGGGGCTGAACGACCGCTTTGGTTGCGCAGCAGCCTGCGGGGCCGACTGCGGAGCCATGAGTGGCTTGGGCAGTTGCGAGCGCAGGTTGTAGTCGGCACCAACTGCCATCAGAAGTCCCTCGCCACGCCCTGAATCAGGGCGTGCTTCAGGTTGATCTGCCGACGCCGCTGAAGCGCCGCGTAGTCGTAGTCCATGCCGATGCCGAACACGTTCTTCCGGGTGTCGAGGTTCGACTGGCCCACGCTTTCCTGCATCTGGTTGCCAAATCGAGATGCCATGTTCTGTGCCGACCGCTGGTTCCGCTGGCTCTCGGAGTTGGCGGAGTCAACAGCCATCTCCTGTCGCTGCTGCGCCGCATTCATGGCGTTCTCGGCAGCACCGCCCATCGACCGGCCCTTCGCAAAGGCCGACACGTCGGGGCTGCCGAGACCTGACAGCAGGCTCTTCTTTGGTGCTTGTGGGATCATGTTCAGTACCGGGTGTGCTTGCCCTTGCCATCGACGTGGAAGCCCGAAGTGCCAGTCACGCCCGAGAGCAGGCCACGAAGCAGGCCAGACCGCTCACGCTCACGCTCGACGCCAAGCCGTGCGATCTCAAGGCTCGTCTGGTTGTCGTTGTCGTTCATCGCCCGCTGATGCTGGCGGTTGGCGTCGAACTGAGCAGCGGCACCCCACTGCTTGGCGGCACCAGACAGCGCATCGTTCACGCCTTCGATGGCCTTCTGCTGCTGGCCAAAGTGCTGATTCATGTAGTTGCCGAGCATGTTCTCTCCAGTTCCCTGAACTGCGGTTGGTGCGGACTGAAACCCACGCTGCTCCTCGCCGCCGCCGATTTGTGAACCCTCTCCACCGCCACGAGTCCGTATGCCACCGGACGGGCGAGGGGCTGAGGACGGGGCTGAGGAGGCAGGGCGTGTGAGCGAGGACTTGAACGAAGCCTGTGCCTGACGGGGCGGGCGGGCAGGACGGTAGTCCGACTCAGGGTCTTCCCCGTACCCGTTGAAGTAGTTTTGGAAGCCGTACATGCTGAACCCTCACAGGATTTATGTCCGTGAGGTGGTCAGGCAGCGGCAGCCTTTCTGGCCCTGCGGATAGCCAGTTTCACGATCTGCTCGCCAGCAAAGGGGAGGAAGGGCAACTTCCGATTCTGGGCCTCTTCCCCCAGCCAGACCACGATGTCAGGGATTCGCCGCTCGCACTCGTCCGGCCCCCAGACATCCATCTGGGCGGCTCTGGCGTTACAGGAGCATCCGGGATTCGCCGTGATGCCGATGATCTTCAGAAGTTTCTTCAGTTCGGTGCCGGGACCAAACGAGGGCTTGGCGACCTGCCCGTCGGACGCAGTTGTGGCTGCCTCACTCCACTCTTCCCGCATTGAGATGGTGGCGTATTTCTTGGGGTACTCGGGGTGGTTGGTGTTCACCTCCAGCCAGCCGCCGTCAAGTCGCGTGACGGCATCCCAGACCTTCGGGCCTGCGCCGCGACGATTCATCACGATTCGAAATGCGTCTTCGTGAACTTTCATGGCAGTATGTTCAGTTCCACAGAAGGCGCGCCAGTGAACTCTCCTTGCTCTATCTCAGCCACGCACCCTTCGGGTCCGTCCTTTCTGGTGATTCTTGCGCCGCACACAAACTTGACATCCGGCGCGCCCACTTCTTTGTCCTCTATGTCAACGGTCCACTGGTAGATTCCTGCATGCGTTTTGTGAAACACTCCGATGCCGCCGCACACAGCAAAACGGTCCTCCCATTTCTCCAGAACCTGCACCCGTCCCGTGATGCGGCATATTGGTTTTTCGTCTCCAAAGCCCAGCGCAGGCTTTTTGATTCGTGTAATCTTCCATATCCCGCCACTGCTGCCATAATCGCCCTCCAGAGCCGGAGGATTGCAGTCCCCAACGAACTCGCCAACAATGGTAGTGGACACAGACAACCAACGCTCGTGTCCGGTGTCCAGAGTCTGGTCTACTTGGATGGACGCCCAGTAGTCGGTCCACACAGGAAACGTGACTAGGTTGTCCGGAAATCCCGGAAAGGTTTGCAGGTAACTTCCCGGAGGAACTGACTGGCCGTTCCATGAGACACTGAGAGAGTCTGAGGGAAGCAAGTCGTGAATGTCGATCACTTCTTCTCCGACCGCGACTAAGCACGGCTCACAGCACTCAGACTGTTCCGGAATAGGGGCGCAGTCGCCGCATGACACGCAGACTATCCATTTGTTTTCGGGGCACTCTGTCAGCACTCTGACTTCAAAGTTGCGGACGTACCGCTGCTTGGTTCTCCACTTGCAAACGCCCTCAGACCCACCCTTGAATCCGCCGGGAGGGTCGAAGTTGCAGTTGCACCCTTTCGATCCCCTCCATCCGGAGTCGCATACGATCACCCGCTCGGCAAGTTCGGTGCATCCGTCGCCAGCAAGAAGCGGTGCCCAAATCTGCACGCGAATCGGCATTTCGCAGAGTGACTTGTACGACACGCATATCGGAAGGTTCTCTGCGGGGCCGATGCCAAAGAAGTAACTGACCGTGCCTGCCCCTTCCCCGCTGTAGCATTGTGGAGATGAGACAGATAAGCCGCACGGGCCGTCGGTGATGTCGTCGCACTCGCCAGCCTCGCGGCATTTCTCCAGAGACAGATACTGCCCCCCGCCGCTGGGAATGCACGACGATCCGCCGCAGGGGTCCGGAACGCAGTCGTGTGGACGGCACGCCTCTGCGCAGTCCTCTGGCTTCGCGTATGGCCCGCCCACAGTCCACTCGGGCTTGGGAATGAAAACCCCGCCAACGATCTTGCCGCAGGGGCCGTAGTGGCAACTGGCTGTGGGCGGCGGGGTCGGCTCTCCTTCGGACGGCGGCTCGACCTCATCCAGACAGCAGTAATACTGCTTCGGCGGAGGCGGAATGCACACACCATCCACGCAGGTTGTGCCATCAGGGCAGCCAACGCAGGTGCCGTCTATGCACACCTCGCATGGCCCGCAGGTGGACTCGCATTCGCCGTTCACGCAGGTTTGGCATGACTCGGGCGGGCACAGCGGCCTGCACGCATCGCCATCACAATACTCGCACTCGCTGCACTGGTACACGCACTTGGGACTGCAACAGCCAAGTGGGTTCTCTGGGCACTTGGAGCAGTTCGGCTCGCACACCTCGCACGGGCCGCATGGAGGGATGCAGCATTGCTCTGGAGGGTCAGGGCAGTCCCGGTTGCAGAAAGGGCTGGAGTACGGCCCCTCATCGTCTGGGACGCATTTCTGCTTTGGGTCGCCGCACCGGTTCTCGCCGTCTGGTTCGCACCTGTACTTGAAGCAGCAGCACTGCTTGAAAAGGGCTTTCCAGCCCCTCCGGGCAAGGACACCAACAATCTGGCCGGGTTCAAGGCTCCCGACCCTCTGTAGGACGCCAAACAGTCCCATTTCTACGGGCACTCCACGAGGCGGATTATGGCGTCTTGGTCTTCGCCAACCACCCACGCAAAAATCTTCTTGCGCTTGAAGACAATGAGGTCGGGAGAGATTTCAATGTCCGACACGATGTTGATCGCTTGTGCGTCCCCGCGATTCGTACCTCCCGGACCAAACCCTGCCTTGATGACGACTTCCTCTGTGCGGTCCTCCAGTTGAAGCCGCACGAATCCGTCGCTCTCCACCCTGAGAGTCTTTGCCAAGACGGTGTTCGTGGCGTGGTCAAGGACGGGGAACGTGCCGCCGCCCTTCACGCGAAGGTTGATCGCGGCGGACTGCCCGGACGGGGACACATCCGTGAACACGCCAGAGGATGTTTTCGACAGGGACGACTGCGACTCCTGAGGCGACTGCGACCGCACCACTGCGTCGTATGGAGACGGCGACTGACGGCTTTCGTCATTCTTGACTGCCTGACGCCGGTAGTCCGGGTCGCCCTCCAAGAAGTCAATGTTCGTCAGACGCTGTGTGCGGGATTCGGGGGTGACCTGACGCAGCCCCTGAGGAGTCGTGTCGTGGACGATCTCCCCTGAGTGCTTCAGGGTCTGCACGCTGTTGCCCAAGATGTTGGCGATGAGAGTTGCAGCCGCAGCCGGAAGGCCCGCCGCCGTCAGTTGGTCTGCCAACTGGCCTGCTTGGTTCGCGAAACTGCTCACTTTGCAGTGCCTCCCACGTCGATTTCGTAGACGACGACGGGCGTCTTGGTCTTCCGGGCACCAGACAACTCGACCGCCACCGCCCGGTCGGACGATGCAATGTCGTCCATCGACCTGCCCGAGAGCATGGCCGAAGCCACCCCGCCATCTTCACCGTACTTGGAGATGTTGCCACCCATGTCCAGCCGCCCACCGCTGTCCACCGTGCTGGCGACGAATCCGACCCCTCTGTTGCGGCCAGCGACGTTGGGTCTCGGGTGCTGGGAGTTGTTGTAGTAGAGACGCATCGCCAGTTCGCACGGGCTGGGCTGCGGCTGATACTGCACCCGGATGTTCCGCGTGTTCGTGGCGGCTGCCTTCGGGTCGTCTGCGTCGGTCGCGTATCCCATCGCCCCAGTCTTGACCCGGTAGGTCGTGAAGACAGGAGTGTCGGAGGTCATTGGGGCGGCGACGAAGATGGCTGTGGCCTGCGTCCCTCCCTCCACGTCTGGAGGCGAGACGTAGAGGGCATTGTCAGGGGCGGAACTGCCCGGCTTGTACCCGTACCCCATCGACTTGATCCAGATGGCACAGACCTTGCCGCTCGCGTCGATGGATGCCTGAAACTCCGCACCGCTGCCGCCTTCCGCCCGGACTGTCGGCGGCTTCTTGTACCCGGACCCGACGTTCGTCACGACGGTCTGGATGACGGCACCGCGAGCGAGGTCGCACGAGCCCTCATTGAGCAGGTAGATGCCGCCTCGACCTGCGTAGGCCACCCTGTTGTCGCCGTTGGACAGCCGGACTCCACACGCACCCGACAGCCGCATCGGATACCGCTCCTGACACCACGTCTTGCTGTCGATGTGGTAGCACATTGCGAGCGTCGGATACCCAGCAGAGCCATCCCCCTTGAGGGCAATGAACACGCGGATTACCCGAAGTGCCGGGTCGGCGGACACGAAGAACCACTTGCTCTTGGCGAAGTCCGTTTTGGTGATGAAGATGTCGTCCACTGGCTGCGAGATGGCTTCGATCTGACCGGAGCCTGCGAGCGAGTACACCCCGTACTGGTCGATGACGTAGGCCACGCCGTCCAGCAGACACCAGCATCTCTGGTTGACTGCCCCTCTGTAGGCGATGGGCGTGACCTGAGCGTCCAGCACCGGCTGCTTGGCGAATGATAGCGAGTGGGCCGACCGGGCCTGCATGACAATCAGCATCGGCCCGAACGGCATCAGGGCTGTGATGGCGTCGGAGTCGCGGGCGTTCTGTTGCAGGATGATTTCGTTGATGTCCGGCACGCTCTCGGGCTCATCCACTTCCGAGTACAGGATCGTGTTGGGCTGGTTGCCGGACGTGTCCACTGCGTACCAGAACCGATCCTGAAACCGCACCACGACCGCCTTGTCGCTGGGCGGAACGCCAAATCTGTTGGCGTTCAGTTGCCCGTTGGGCAGGACAATGGGCATGGCCGCATACCCAGCCCTGTTCGGGTCGCGGAGTTCTTCGTCAGTGAGGTCGTCAAGGTACGCCATGTCAGTTGAACCAACCCCCTCCGCAGTTTTTGGACGGATACCAAACTATGCCCATGCTGTTTGGAACGGACACATCCGTCGTCAGTGTTGTCACTGGCCCGCCGATTGTCTCGCTGAAGGATATTTCGGCCCGATACTGCTGGTACGCACCGCTGACATACGGGTCTGATAAGAAAGGACTGACGTCGCGAATGTGTCGCAGGTAGAGGTGGTGTTCGGTAGCCCCGCCAGATTTCGTGTACAGCGTGGTGTTGTCGTTGATCGTTGTCGGAACCCCCTCAAGTGCCGCAATGAGCGTCCAATCGTCCGAATGGCACACCCACCGGTCTCTGCTGGGCTGTCCGTCTGCGGTGATTCCTGTGGTGCCGGGACGATTCTTTCCGTACCACCGCACTGTGACTGGAAGGTTGCTCGGGTTATTCGTGTAGAAAATGCACCGCTCGTACTCATCCCACGAGTTTGTCCCAAAATATTTCCACGTTGGCTGCGATGCGATTGACACTGCCGTCGATGGCGGCGGGCCGGGCGGCGGAGGGTTTGGTCCCGGAGGATCGGTCGGGTTTCCGGGAACGGTCGGCGGCGTGGTTCCGGGACCGCCAGTGAGAGCCAGCGTCTTCACGCGATACAGCGTCGTGGCTTGGTTGCTCGTCGTCCGCCACAGTTCCAGTTTCGTTGCCCTGCCCGTCGGCTGAGGGCAGACCCACCACAGGGATTGCGCACCATCGCCAGCGTCTACCTCCAGCACGGGCGACAGGTTGCTGGGGATCGGACCGCCCTTCTCTTCGGGCGTGTCGTCGATGTAGCGGTAGTAGCACTGGTACTTGCCGCGAAGGTGTGGCCGCGAGATGGCAAACGCCTCCGCCCCACCAGCAATCACCTCGATCTTCGGCGGCGTCTTGTACCCATTGCCGCCGCTCTCCAGCACGATCTCGGTGATCTTGCCGTTCTTCACCTTGCAGGTAGCAAACGCCCCAAAGCCGCTGTTGGACGTGATCTTGATCTGCGGTGCGACGAGGTAGTTCTTTCCGCCGTCCTTGATGGCGATCTCGCTGACACCAAACGACTCGGCGGTTGTGTTGTCAGGGTTCCCGGACGTGAGACCGTGAATGATGATGTCGCGGTCAGAGTTGCCGGACGCAGCGGGAATGCGGACCACGACCGGCTCTGTGTCGCTGTACCCTTTTCCCCAGTCTACGGCTGTCACCGACAGTAACTGCCTTGCACCACGATGAAAGTATTCGGTCCTGCTGCCGCCCGGCCCGGCGACGGTTGAAGAACAGGAAACCACAGGCTGCTCAAACTTCAACTGGAACGACGCACCAGTCCCTGTTGAAAAGTTCACCGTGTAGTTGAATCCGTTGCGGCTTGGGCCCGGACAACTTGCCACGCCGTCCCACTTGCTGTTGTTGGGAATCACGAACTTGAAGGGAAATCCCGCCGTGCTGTTTCGTGCTGGCAAGTTGGACGCAGTGCCGCCTGCGTAGTACCACGTCAGCCCGTCGTCAACGCCGCCTTCGTCAGTGACGGGTGGGGCTTGGATGATCTTCCACTCTGTGATCCCTGTGTATGCGTCACCGCCGCCGCCTCCACTGCCGCCGGGCGTTCCAGACAGGACTGCCTCAAGTACCGCACCGCTGCCATGAGTGGCACTCAGTTCGACTGACGGCGGGTCGATGTAGTATTTTCCGCCGTCATCGACCCTGATCTCCGACACGACCGACTGGGCGAGAAACGACGACGCCTTCGCCTGCCTGCCTCCGGGAGTCTGCACGCCCTTGTCGGAGGGGAACGAGACTACGGGCGGGGCGTAGTAGCACAGGCCCGGCTTGTACACGTCCGTGCGGGCGATGTAGTGCCGGGCTGGTGTGTTGACGGTGATCTGCGGTGCGGTGGCGGGAGGGTCCATCCCGGCGTCAATAGCAGGGGCCCCTCTGTCCGAGCGGACGGGGCGCACGCCGTCGCCCTGCGCAATGATGATCTCACCGTGACGCCCCTGAGCGCACGTCACTGGAGACTCTGGCGAGAAACTGTTCGTAATCACGGGAGCGTCAGGATGGTTGGGTTGAACTCGGGCGTGGAGGAGATGCCGCCGTTGTAGTTCGCGGTGACACCGGCCCCTACTGTCGAGCCGCCAGTGACGGTGCCCTCCCACGATGACGTGCTGGCACCACCTCCGCCGATCTGGTCTCGGTACTCCGAAGTCTCGGGTGGCGGCGGAACAGTCTCGGACGCAGGCCCCTGCACGAATCGGTTCGTGTAGGTTGCTCCATTCTGGCCGGTCTGAATACCGAACACGGGCTCGTTTGGAAGCGCCACCTCTTCGCCATAGGCGGGGCTGTAGATGGCGATAAGCGAGCCGCTTACGGTCATGGCAAGGATCATCGACTCGCCTGCGAAGTCAAAGGCGAAGCAGTCGATGGTGTTCCTGATCTCGCCTGTTCCGGCGACCCGACGCATGCCTCCTCTGGTCGTCAACTGGCCCGGAATGGCCGACGACAGATTGACCTGCTCGGTCGCCGCTCCCGGCGGGATGATGTACGGGCTGGCCTTCGTGATGAGACCAGACCACTGTTCTGCCTTCATGGCTACCCTCAGGTGTCTGGGCCGGACGGCGAGTAGTACCCAGCGGCCCGTGCCCTGCTGACAGACACGCCGTCGCCTCTGCCAGAGAGTGGTGCGACCACGTCGGCTTCAAACGCCATCCGCAAGTCGCGGTTGTAGACGGCGAGGGCACCCTCGACGTTCTTGCCCATCATCTTCGCCATCCAGACTTCTGCGCCTGACAGGATGGCGGTGAACATCCCGTCGCTGGCATCGACACGGTCGGAGTTGACGGTGAGTCCGTCGTTATAGTCTCCGTCGACGTAGGGGACGACGCTGTTGGCGATACCGATGATTTCTTCTGCGATGATCCTGTTTCGACCACCGAGCCCGTCAGGGTGTTCGCTCGCTGTCCCGACCCTGCGGACCATGCCGGAACGAGCGACGAGCGGGGTCAGGCCGCGACACTCGGGCTCAAACCCGAAATACTGAAGCGGCTGCGGGCGACGGCGGTAGGTGAATCGGTACCCCCGCGAGGTGTTGGGAGAGCCCGCCAGTTTCAGCAGCCACCTGCCCGGAATGGCCGGATCGCTGATGACGGTCCAGTAGACGGGGGAGTCGAGTTGCGGAAGTTTCCTGTTCACCCGGAACCAGTCCGTTGGAGACAGGTAAGCGGTGGGTGTGGAGTTGTCCCAAGCGGGGACGAGGTTGTCGATGCTCTTGACGTTGGCGGGAAGCGTGAACGACAGCGTGCCGGTTCCGCTGCCCATCATGTCGTCGTCTTCAAGGGTGGCTTCGGAGATGTGCCAGTGCCAGTCGCGGGCGTTCATCACGTCCCGGTAGGCATGCACTGCCGCCGAGCGCAGAAGCCGATGCTCGCTGTCCTGAGCCCCGCCTCCGACGGAGTTCATCAGGTACTCCATAATATCTTGGGCACAGTAATACATTAGACCAGCGTCCCCGTGTAGGTTCCGCAGTCGAGCAGCCCGGTGACAGCGATGGTGATCGTCCCTGCCGCGTCGTTGTAGGTGATGGTGACAGCCTCGCCATTCGTAAGTGCCGCAGCGACCGCATCCTGTGCCGCCTCATTGAAGTCGGAGATGTTTGCGGCAGTGTGGTTGTGTGCCCCGCCCACGAGGGCACCAGTGACAGTGAGGGCACCACCGACAGAGGCGTTCCCTGCGACCGCTGCGGTGTTGCACACGACGGCAGATGGCTGGCTGTGAGTGTGGTCCGACCGGGCTGGCAAGGCGCTGGACCCCGCTGCTCCTGTTCCGATGGCTGGCGGAGCGGAGCCAGAGAACACTGGCGTGCCGATGTACGGCAGGCTGACCCAGTTCTGAACCCCGCCACCGACCTTCACCTTGCCGGTGTCCGTCTCGACGCCAAACTCGCCAGCCAGAAGCACGGGGTTGGCGGCAGTCCAGTTGGCGGCAGTGTCGGCTCGGGCTACGACGCGAATGGTGGGCATGCCTACCTCCGAAACAGCAGGGCCATAGCGAACGCACGACCGGCGATCTGCTGGACGCTGAGTGCAGTCGGGTTCATCCGAACCACTACCCCCGCGTTGTTTTTCATGTACAGGGCGTCGTCGGCGGTGTTGGTCGCGATCTCGCCAATCGCCATCTCACCTGCGGTGGGGCGGTAGCCAGTCACGGTGTTCTTCTTCGGCACGATTCCGGACGGCATGGCTCAACCTCACGAGATGTCTTCGTAACTGCACACGACTTCCAGAGCAGACGCAGTTCCCGCCGTGACGGAGAGCCGCGTGTTCTCCTCAAGGTTGATCGGGGTTTCCGCACTGACGAGTGTGACCCGGTCGTTGCCGGGAACGGTCAGCGTCTTGGCGACGTGGAAAGCCGTGCCTCCAGTCGCGGCGTTGAACCACTGAAGCGTGATGCTGGCCGCAGACCCGGTGACGTTCGCCACCACGATGGAAGTGACCCGGAGCAACTTGTTCGAACTGCTGGCGTTCACCAGCAAGTTCGTGGCAGACGTTGGCGCAACCATCGCCACCATCTTGCCGTTGATCGTGCTGGGCAGCAGGAGATTCGGAGCGGCCATGCGTCAACTCTTCAGGTTCAGGATGGCGTTGATGGAACCGGTGTTTGCGACAGCCGCGAGGAACGGGGCCCCGAAGGCTTCGTCCGGGATCGCGTAGGCGTTCAGGTACGAGTTGGTGGACGCGATGGTCGTCGTTACGGCAGCACCACTGTTGTCCAGCAGGGGGATCAGCGTGGAATCGGGACCGGAGGCAACGAACCACGACACTGACGCAGGGGTGCTTGTGACGCTCGTGATGAGCATCATGCCGCCAGCATGGCCCCTGTACGGGATGCGTGCGGTGGTGCCCGACGAGGCGGTGATCGCAAGTGATTGGGTCTGGAGCGAGGTTCGCTCGATCTTGTTGGGCATCAGTTCTTCTTCCGCTTCTTGTAGTTGGGGACGATCCTGTCCTTCACCTTCTCGACGGCTTCGCCACGCTTGAGTTTCGGGTTCGCCTTCATCTCCTCCCGGACCTGCTCACGCAAGATGCGGGGGTTGATGTCGATCTCCTTCGGAGGGGCCTTCTGCGGCGGGACGTATTCCACGATCCCGTGAATCTCAAGGTCACGCTTCTTGCAGACACGCAGCACGTCGGCGGCACTGTCCACCCACGCCTCAGGGTCTTTGAAGCCCCGCTTGTCCGCGATGCCGCCCATGTAGAACTTGCCGGACGTGTTGATCCCGGCGAGCGCGGCCTCCCGAATCATCGCCTGCGCCACCTTCTTGGGCATGCCGTCCATCCAGTTGCCGTGCAGCCGCCCCTCCATGAAGGCCCGGTCTGTGCCTCTCGTTCCCGGAGGGGCCTGCAAGGCACACATCTCCGCAAATCGGGGGTTCTGTCCGTCGGCCACCATGCGCAGGTAGTGGGCCTGCACCTCGTGGCTGGCGTTGACGATGTCCGGCGGTAGTTCGGTGGCGTTCATGGCTCTACTGATTCATGTCCTGTCAGGGGTTCATTTCTGGCGGAACCTGTGGAGGTGGCCCAGAAGCCGGGTCACCGGGCGGCGGGGGCTGTCCGGGCGGAGGCTCCCCACCCGCCCCCTCCGGGCCAACAGGCGGTCCCGGCATGCCTGCCGGTGGCTGCGGCGGCGGAGGGGGCGGAATGAGGTAGGGCTTGGCGTCGATGTCGAGGGAGTCCGCCCAGTCGGTCAGCAGGCTGTTGAGCGGGTCCACGATGCCCATCGGGACCAAACCCTGAAGGATCGGGCCCAGCGTCTGAAGGGCTGCCTGCATCTGCTCGACTCGGGTCGCCTTGTTGGGCTTCCGGGCCGATCCGGCCTCGATCCGGTATTCGAACTCTCGGGCGACGACGGACGGCTCAAGGGCCCGGACGTGCTGCTCCCACGCCGCCGCCCCCAGAGGGCCGATGATGGGTTCCACGTCCTTGCCCTCCAGCAGCCAGCGGGCGGCAAATGCCTCCCGGCGAGCCATCAGGCTCATGGCGTCTTCCAGCCGGTTAGCCATGTCGTCCGGCCTGACCGACAGTTGCTCGGCCTTCACGTTGGCCTCTGCGGCCGACCTGATCTGACTGGAAGTCATGGCGTAGGCCAGTTCGGTCAGGCCCACCCGCTTGTCGAACTGAAGCGCGACAGCGTCCATGATCTTCCACAGTTCCGGCGTGACTTCCGGCAACTGGAACACCGAGATGAGGTCGTTGACGCTCCGACCCAGAGTCTCGCTGATCTCGATGACCTTCAGTCCCTTCTCGGACTTGGCGAGGATTTGATCCTTGATGTCCTGATCCGCCGCCTTGCTCACGCCGATGAGCGTCTCGCAACTGGTGGCGACACGCTGGGCAATGAACGACAGTCCGAAGTTGAGGAACCGCAGTTCACCGATGCCCGGCTTGATGTGGGAGATGGGCCAGATGTAGCCCGGCTTGCGGTGGAAGTCGAGCGGCACGAACGGCCACCCGTTGGGCTCTGCCCAGAACGGGATCGGCCACTGGACCGCCATGAAAACTTGCTCTGGGGCACCCGACTCCTCATCGGCAGGGGCCGACAGGAGTTCCGGAGAGATATTCAGGGGATGGTCGATCCCCTCGCACACCACGATGTAGCAGTTCTTGCCGAGACCATCGAAGGCCCCGACCAGTTCCTTCGGGGCGTCCTTGAGTCGGTCACCGACCCCCGTCTTCGACCAGATTTTCCAGTAGGTCACCAACTCGTTCGACTTCCCGCTCCGGCGTCCCTTGTAGGGGTACTCCGCGTCGTCGAACACGCCGGAATCGCTCTGGGACTCAACCGGCTTGGCCGCACTGAGGTGCTTCTCCAGCACGTCCCGTTCGTACCCGTACTTCTCCGCAACCTCGTCGATGGGATGGACACACCGCTTGGCACACCAAGTGATGTCCTCGATCTCGGTGGCGTCCGGGTCCATCGTGAAGTTGTCCACGCTGTCCGCAAACGAGCCGACCATCGCCATGTCGGAGCCGGGCAGGTTGACCAACTCCGTCCACCACACACCCATGCCCTTGATGATGCCCTCGTCCACAACCCGGCGGCTGTGGGTCTTGAGGTCGCATTCGTTGGGGCTGTAGTTCAGGATTCGCTCCATGAGAAGGGCGACCGTCTTGCGGATGTCGCTCTTCTGGATCGTCTCCTGTGCCGCCTGCTGGTACGCCATCATCGACTGATCGTCCATCACGCCGATCACTTCCGGCGTGACAAACGGGTAGCGTGTGGGCGTGACGGTCCGCACGGGGTTGCGGTGGTAGATCACCGCCCCGAACAGTTTCACCGCTTCGAAGACCCGGTTGCACTGCATGACGAAGGCCGGTGGGGCAATCGTCTTCGCGTAACCGTTCTCGTGCAGTGCGTAGTTGTCCTTCCAGAACCAGT